GGTGACGCAATAATAATCTAAAACCTAATAATAATTCGCTTAAGGTTAATTATTAGGTTTACATTTCAAAGAAGGTGAGAAATTGGCTCGTAAGATTAGAGTTCGAGGACATCGCTTCAGCGATGCTCCTGCAATGTATATGCGGCGGACGAAATTCGACCGCTCGCACGTATATAAGACAACTTTCAATTCAGGTAAGCTTATACCGGTGTTCGTTGATGAAGTACTGCCTGGCGATACTACTAGGATGTCTGTCAATTATTTCGCTCGCCTGGCTACTCCTGTAAAGCCTATCATGGACAATATATATCTCGATTGGTTCTTCTTCTTCGTCCCCAACCGCCTAGTATGGGAACACTGGCAGAATTTCTGCTTCGAGCAAGAAGACCCTGATGATAGCACCGATTATGTTATCCCGACCACCAGTGCTGGTGATACTTCTGATACATCTAAGGCTGTAGGTTCGCTATGGGATTATTTCGGCCTTCCTATTGGCGTTTCTAACGGTTCTGGTATTAACGTTTCCGCTCTTCCGTTTCGTGCTGTCTATCTTATCTGGAACGAATGGTTCAGGGATGAAAATCTCCAGAAATCTGTCAAGATCCAGAAAGGCGATGCTAATGAAGTATTCGATTCTTCTCGCGCTTCCGATCAGCCTTCTTGGGCTTCAGATTTAACCGTTTCCGGTTATGTCTGTCCACCTCGCTGTAAGCGCCATGATTACTTTACCTCCGCTCTACCTTGGACACAGAAGGGACCCGGTGTATCTATAGGCCTTGCCGGCACCGCTACATTAGTCGACCCTTCGCCTGTTTCAGGCTATTTCGTCCAACAATCCAATAATAGCCTAGGTGCTGCCCAGCTCCAGAAAGATGGTGGTGTGCATGATGTCTTCACTGGTAATGGTTCTTTAACTTATCAAAGTGGTGGTTATTCTACGTCCATAGCTGGTCACGCTATTAATGGTTCTGGTACGGCTACCGTTACTGCTCAACCCGGTTCTTCATGGCTCTCTAAATCCGCTTATGCTGATCTGGATTCTTCTAGCATTTTTACAATCAATAGCCTGCGAACTGCTTTTCAGATGCAGAAGTTCTATGAGCGCCTTGCTCGCGGTGGTAGTCGGTACACAGAAGTGCTTCGCTCTTTCTTCGGCGTGGTTTCTCCTGATGCAAGACTGCAGCGCCCTGAGTTCCTCGGTAGTTTCACGAAGATGGTTAACGTCAATCCAATAGCTCAGACTTCTGCTACCGACGATACCTCGCCTCAAGGTAATCTCTCAGCTTATGGTGTTACTGCTTCTAATTTCCATGGTTTCACCAAATCTTTCGTCGAGCATGGCTATATTATAGGCTTCGTCTGTGCCCGTGCCGATCTAACCTACCAGCAGGGCATCAATAAGATGTGGCTTCGTTCTACGGTTTACGATTTCTATTGGCCGACATTCGCGCATCTTGGTGAACAGGCCATTGAGCTTCGCGAGATCTATGCCCAAGGTACTGAAGCTGATACTACTGTTTTTGGTTATCAGGAACGCTATGCCGAATATCGCTATAAGCCTTCACAGATTACTGGCAAGTTCCGTAGCTCTGTAGCTGGTGGTAACCTTGATATTTGGCATTTGTCTCAGTTTTTCAAAAATGCCCCTACTCTCAACGAGGAATTCATTACGGAGAATCCACCTATTGAGCGCATTATCGCTGTTCCCAGTGAGCCTGAGTTCTTGCTCGACGTCGGCTTCCGTTATACCACTGTGCGTCCTATGCCTATGTTCGGTACGCCTGGTCTTGTTGATCACTTCTAGAAGGAGTTGGTATTATGTCATGGCTTTCTAATACATTAGGCAGTATTGCTGGTTCAGTATTAGGATCTGCAGTTCAGAATCATTATAATTCCGCTAATGCCGCACAGGCTAACGCGTGGAACGTGGAAAACTATAAGCATCGTTATCAATGGGCTGTTGATGACATGCGTGCCGCTGGTCTCAATCCTATTCTTGCTGCCACTAATGGTATAGGCGGTTCTATATCTGGAGCTTCAGCTGCTTCCGTAGGTATGAGTGATATTGGTTCTACCATGAACTCTGCTAGAGCCGCTAGTGCCGCTGAAAGGCAGGCTAAGAATGCCGAGCATCTCGCAATCTCTCAAATCGATAAAAACGTTGCAGAAGCCGATTCTACGCGTCAGGCGACCCATGGAATAGTTCTAGATAACGGGATTAAGGCCAACAATTTGAATTTGGCTGAACAGACTTATGAAAAACGTCTTGGTTATGAGCTTCAGCGCATGGATCAGGAATTGCAGAATCTAAGACTTCAAGGATCCTATCTTTCTTCAGGCATACTTTCTAATATAGCTTCAGCTAATCAGTCTAATTCTGCCGCGAGCTTTGCGTCTCAAAATGCTCGTCTCTCGAAGCAGGAAGCTGATTTCTATGATTCATTAGGCGTTGGCAATTCAGGCCTTGGTCATATCCTTCGCGGTATTGGCTATCTTATGAAATAAAGGAGTGTTATTAAATGTCTAACAAAACTACTATGATTCTGACTTTCATTGTCACCGTTGTTGTTCCCTTCATTCAGGAAGTTGTAGACTTGATTGAAGCATTGAAAGGTAAAGCTTCTTCTAATACTGTTACTGCTAAAAAAGTTGCTTCGGATTTTCAAACCGATGTTGCGCAGCTTGTTGAGCCAGTTAGTCATAAGGATGATTCTAAAAAAACTAGCCGTTTTTTCGGTTCTTGGAGGGATACTAAATGAGACGTCGAAAATTATCTAAGCGTGGTTCTCGCCGTCTTTTTCGGCGCACATCCAAATCTCGCCGCAGAAATTTCAAAAGAGTAGGACGAGGTGGATTTAGGATTTGACATTCTGACCTAATCCTGATACAATCGGTACAGGTGATCAATATGGTGTGTTATAATCCTATACTCATGTACCCGGTCGAAGGAGCTACTACGAAAAATGGCAAGCAGCATTATTCCTTCTACGGCAGCCTTTCTTCTCACCCTGAGCTTGCTAACGATAGCCGTTTCATTCGTTGTTCCTGCAAGCAGTGTATCGGCTGTCGGCTCGAAAACTCTCGTCAATGGGCTGTCAGAGCTGTTCACGAAGCCCGTACTTCGTCTTCAGCTTATTTCGTTACTTGCACTTTCGACGATTATCATTTGCCTAATGATAGAAGTTTGAGCAAAAAATTTCATCAGACTTTCATGAAAAATCTTCGCCGTGAGTATGGCAGTGGTATTCGCTTTCTCGGCTGTGGTGAATATGGTGAACTTCATGCTCGTCCCCATTATCATTATATATTTTATAATATTGATTTTAGCGATAAAGTTTTTCGATTCCGCACAGACGGTTATAATACTTATACTTCTCTTCGGTTTTCGAAAATCTGGAAATACGGTATGCACCTTATTGGTGAGTTTAGCTTCGATGCTGCTGCCTACGTCGCGCGCTACATAGTGAAAAAACAGACTGGTAGTAAAGCTGCTGCTCATTATAAAGGCCGTACGCCTGAGTTTATGCTCGCATCCAATCGTCCCGGCATAGGTGGAAAATGGCTTGAAGAGCATGGTGAAGAGTGTTATGCTAATGATTTCGTTGTCATTAACGGTAAGAAGATGCGTCCTCCTCGTTATTATGACAATAAATTTGACGAAACACATCCTCACTGGATGGAGTTTATTCGTAATAACCGTATCGAGAAGATGCTTCATAACTTGGAGAACAATACTTATGAGCGCTTGGTTGACCGCTGCCGTGTTCAGGAAGGTAAGTACAAGCATTTTCTTGGCAGAAAACTTGACAAAGTATTATGACTGTGTTATCATTAAGTCAGAAACGAGGTGATGCCTATTAGTGAATTGGAAGCTGTTGAAAATTTTTGTAACAAGCGTAATATTCTATTTAATTATTCTTTTCGCGGCAGCAAATATGCCGCGTACCGCCTTAAACCTGATGATTCTAGAGTTATTCGCCTTGATAATGACTATTATGTCATATCAGCTACTCTATATCTCATGATTCGTAGGTATTTAGTCGCAATTAGAAAAGGAGATGGTTCCGCTGAGACTCTATTCCATTTATGACTCCAAGGCTGAACAATTCAGCCCTCCACAGGTATACCACAATGACATGCTTGCTCTGCGCGCTTTCGAAGGGTTAGTTAACGATGATAAGACGCTTATTAATACCTATCCTGAAGACTTTAGTCTTTATTATGTCGGTAACCTTGGCGATATTAATGGCCGTTATTATATTGAAGGTTCTGACGAATCCCGCATTCCTATATTGGTTGGGAAAGCCGTAGATTATGTATTGGATATTGACAATGATTCTACTAAATGATAATCTAATATAGAGCGTATCAGAAAAAGGACGATCTCACGGAGATCGCCCTTTTTTTGTACGCCACGCCCGCCGCGTCTAGGCGCCTGCGAAAGGAGGTGAAACTATGAAGTTCAAAACAGCTTACGATCCCGTAGAAGAACATGACCATTGCGGCATTGAGTTCACCATGCCCTCTCTAGCCGTTCAGGACGAGAAAGATGAAACTGATATCAACTATATCGTCAATAAATACGCAGATGGTCAGAAAGGTATAGCCACTCTGGATCTCGGCGATAGTTCGCAGTATGCCTATCTCCAGTTCGGAGATGCAACGCTCCCTGGCGATTATAGCACAGCGTTAGAGCTGGTGTCTGGAGTTCGTGAAGAATTCTACAGTCTTCCTGCTTATGTTCGAGCTAAATTCGGTCATGATCCCATGAATTTCATCAATCAATTGAATGATCCTGCAACTCTCGAATACCTTCATGAACAAGGTCTGTATGGTAGCAATTATACCTTTGATAAACCACAACAGTCCGTAAGTAATGAACAAACACAAGAAAAAAGTAACACTTTAGAACGAAATAATGAACAAACACAAAAATAGCGGCACCGAAGCCAGTTACTTACTTGATTTAACTGGCGTAGGTGA